ATCATAAAAATACAAATAGAAGAATTAAAAATATAATTTCTGGCTCAATAAGGAAAAGATTAAATGGAAAAACTAAAAAATCTCACACAACAGAATATTTGGGATGCAGTATAGAATTTTTCAGAGAATACATATCAAAAAAATTCAAAGACGGTATGGAGTGGGAAAACTATGGACAGATTTGGAATTTAGACCATATAATTCCATGTAGAGCGTTTGACCTAAATAACGAAGAAGAAATTTTTAAATGTTTTCATTATACCAATTATCAGCCATTATTTTGCAAAGAAAATTTTTCTAAACAGGATGAAATGCCAGACGGAAAATTTGCTAGGCATATTTTTCCAAGATAAAAGGCAAATAAGAAATAAATAATATATTGACAATATAACGATATTTCATTATTATTTATTCAATGAATATTGATATTTCAAAAATAGATTTGAATTCTTTTAATTTGAAAGAGGGAATAATTAACAATAATCAAGTTATTTTGATTAATCCAAAAGACTTTGATTGCAAATGGGACAAATATAATCTTAATCTCCGTTCTTTAGTAATAGATAAAAATGGTAAAATCTTATCGCATAGTTTAAAAAAATTCTTTAACTATTTAGAGAAGCCAGACTTATATCCTAATCCAGATAAAGCTAAAGATGGCATATTAGTTGACAAAATTGACGGAAGTTTGTGCGTTTGTGATTGGATTGATGGTTTTTCATGCAGAACCCGTGGAACTCTATCCTATAAGACTTTAGAAAACGCGCCTGATTTTGATTATGTTCTAAAGAAATATCCTAATTTGGAAAACATTGTTCGCGCCAATCCTGATTATACCTACCTTCTGGAAATTGTCACCCCTAATCAAAAAATTGTTTTGGATTACGGAAGCGAGCCAGACTTATTCTATTTAGGTTGTATTCATAAAGATACTGGACTTTATACTCCATTTTTCGCGGACACTGATAATATGGTTAAACAAATCGGCTGTAAAATTCCTGAAATTTATAATCTAAAAGGAAATCTTTTGGAGATTTATAATCAGATTAAGGAATGGCGCGGCAAAGAGGGTGGCGTTTTGGTTTTTAATGATAATCGGAACATGGTCAAGCTAAAATGCACGGAATATTTAAATTTACATAAGTTTAAATCTTATGCAACATTGGAAAATACAATTGATTTATTCTTTGAGTATGGCCGTCCAAGTTTTAATGATTTTCAAATTAGATTAAAACAGAATTTTGACGAGGACTGTGCTTCCCTAGTTTTAGGATTTTGTAGTGTTATCGTGGACGCTTTCAAAGAAGTAAATAAAATAATTGAAGGCTTTCAGAATTTTATAGATAAAAGAAAAGACTATAGCAGAAAAGATTTAGCGATGGACGTTCTAAAGTCTTACGGCGATACAAATAGGGCGTCATTCGTTTTTACTCTGAAAGATAAGAGCGCATTAGGTGACGAACCATTAAAGAAACTTCTTTGGCAGATTTTAAAGAAGTAATTATTACTTGACTTTTTAATCTAATTCCACTATATTTAATCAGTGAAATTAGCCACAATTGAATTAATAAAATCAGTAGAAAAGCATCCTAACGCAGACAGTCTTTCCTTGTGTTCGGTTTTAGGTTTCCGCGCCATAACTAAATTAAATCAATTTAAAGTTGGTGATAAGATTGTATTTATCCAGCCAGATTGTGTTTTGCCAGCCAATGAAAAGTGGGCAGAATTTTATCGTGCTAAATCAAACAGGACAAAAGCGATTCGTTTGCGCGGCGTTTGGTCGGAGGGAATAATTGAATCTCTTTCTAATTTAGAATTAAGTGAGGGGTTTGAAGTTGGCGTGGAAGTCTCTGAATTACTTGGCGTTACTCATTATCAGCCGCCAATTCCAAAAGAACTAAACGCTAAATGTTCGCTTCGATTCGGTTTGACGAAAACAGATGAAGAGCGTTTTAATAATTTAGAATCAATTCCTTATGGCGAAGAGGTTATTGTTACTTTGAAAATTGATGGCTCAAGCGCGTCTTATGGTTGTAAGTTAAATGATAATAATACAGATGAATTTATCACAAGCCGTTCACTTGAATTAAAACCAGAATGTATTAATAATTATACTTTAATTGAAAAGAAATATGATATTCTGAATAAATTAGAAACTTTCTGCCAAACTAAATTAGGTTCTTTTTGTTTGCGTGGCGAGATATATGGAATTGGCGTTCAATCTTTTGCTAATAATCCACATTCTAAATTGCCACTAGATTTTGCCGCTTTTAATCTACTTAATTTAGATACAATGCAATATGAATCTTTTACTAATTGTATTAAATTTTGTGGGGAGTTTGGTATTCCTTATGTTCCTATACTTGAAACCGCTATTTTAACGCCAGAATTGATTAAGAAATATAGTGAAGATTTGACAGAAATCAATGGAAAACCGTTTGAGGGAGTAGTTATCAAACTGGCTAATGGACAATCTTTTAAGGTAATTAATAAAAATTACGATTCAAAGAAATAATTACTTGACATTTAATTAAGTTTTGCAACTGTGATGTGGTATTTTATTTTTATTTAAATCATAAAACTCCTTGAATTTACGAAACTTTCTTTGCAAACAAAGACCCCTTATATCTTCTGAATATATCTTTTCATATAAGTTAATTAAAGAACGTATTCTATTTATTATTAGGTTTTTATTTTCCTTGTCTTTTATGTTGTAAATCGCTATTCCATTTATTCCAACACTTGTTAGCCTTTGTTTTATCCAGTCACCCATTATCTGCCGACAACATATAGCAAAGCAACCGGAATTTTTTAATTTATTTCTATTAGAAAAACAACCATCACCATCGAAAAATCCCGCCAGAAATGCCCAAAATAAATCGTCAGAAAGGACTGGCAGATTATCAAGGTAGGTTTTTCTTTCTTTTATATTGATTTTGTATAGGTCGTTTACTATTTTATAAGATGATATTGTTATCTTTACCATATTTCCACTCATTCTTTTATCTTTAACTATTTTTATTGGTGCTTCGGAATTTATTGATTTTTTAAACTTTTCCAACACTTCTATGTCTTTTTCGTGGACAGAGATATTTAAGTGAGTATTGCTAACGTTTCCATCTGCCCATATAAAGCCATACCAATAGGCTTTTTCTTGTGTGTCAATTTTATTAAAATAATCAAAACATACATTATATTTTCGCGTGTGTTTAATGTTTTCTTGTATAAAATCTTTTGTTTTCTTTAGACTCAAAGTTCCAGCGGCTCTACTTCTAATACAGGAAACCGTTCTATTTAATTTTTTGGAAAGTTCTTTTGTTGAAGTGTTTTTATAATGACTAATTAAATAATTATCTTCTTCTTTCGTCCAGTATTTTTTCTCTAAACTTAAATTAAATTTTCTAATTATCTTATAAAGAGTTGTGTGTGATATATTTAACATAGCGGTTATTTTTGAGTTTTTAATATTACTTTCTTTTAGTTTAATTACTTCTGCTATAATGAATTTATTTCCGCCCTTTCTTATGTAGTTTGGCTTAATTTCCAAATGATTAAGTTTGAAACGAATCCTTGTCTCGGTTTCGTTCATTATTTCTGCTATTTCGATTATACACTTTCCATCTTTATTTAATTGTATTAATCTATCAATTTCTTCATTAGTCCACATTTTATTATTCATATTTTTATATCAAAAAACCGCTTTCGTAGAGTATGATTTGGTTTTGCAACCAGAAAACAAGGTTTTAACCTTGACAAAAGCGGTAAATACTATTATTGTAATCATACTCTGTAATATATTACACATAAAATATGGAAAAGTTATTGTTTATTTTGCGTCATGTTTCTGGTGCTGGTTCTTCCACACTGGCTAAATTTCTAATAAAGAACTTAAATTGTAGTTCAAGTCATTACGAAGCAGACTTTTGGATGGAAAAAGACGGAAAATATGAGTTTTCTCCGACTAAATTAGGTTTTGCTCATAATTCATGCAAAAGAGCCGTCGAATTAGATATGGCTAAAAATATCTCATTTATTTGCGTAAGTAACACTTTTACCAGAGAGTCCGAGATTGAGCCTTATATCTTGCTTGCTAAACAGTATGGCTATAATTATACCAGTTTAGTCGTCGAAAATAGAAATGATACTAAATCAATTCATTCTGTGCCGCAAGAAACACTATTACGTCAAGAGATAAACCTTAAGTATAGTTTAAAACTAATTTAATTAATGTTAAAAACCTTAAAATTTAATCACGACGGTAATCAGAAAGTTTATTTCTCTTCTGATTATCATGCGAATCATTTGATGCCGTTTGTATGGCAGTCTCGCGGCTATAACTCGCCAGAAGAGCATACCGCCGCGCTTATTGAAATTACTAACGCTATTGTTAAAGAGAATGATATTTTTATCCATCTTGGGGATTTAACGCTAAATACAAGCGAAGAACAATTTGAAGATTTTATAGGTAAAATTAATTGTAAAAACCTATACAGTTTGCATGGGAACCATCCTAATCCGTCCTCGAAAATCTATAAGCGTGAAATCGAATTACAATTCAAATTAGATTCTAAACAATATGAGATTTATCCATTACGATACAAGAATGTAATATTTCTTCCTAATTATGTTGAATTAAGTATAAATGGTTTTTCTGTAATAGTTTCACACTATCCATTGAGAATTTGGAATTTCATGGCGCGGACTAACTGTTTCTCGCTTTCGGGACATAGCCACGGTGGAGATAAAGAAAGATTAATTGGTAGTAATTCTGGCCGCTGTTTGGATATTGGAT